ACACAGTCGTTCAACGTCAGTGCTGGTGCACTACCTGCACAAAAGAGCACCTGGGTCAGTGATCTAGGACTTGATAGAAATGGTGTTCCGTACTTTGGACACTTTGCACAGAGAGACTTTATTGTACAGGCAATGAAGGCAGCAGTTGATGGAAACCTTGATATTCGTGAAGAATCCTACAATTTTAACTTGTTGACTGCTCCTGGATATCCAGAACTAATTCAGAACCTGGTTGCACTAAACAACGATCGTAGCAATACTGGATTTATCATTGGTGACACACCAATGACTCTAGCTTCTACTATGAGCGACATTACAACCTATGCAAATTCTGTTGCAACCAACGATCCATATGTTGGTATTTTCTATCCTTGTGCTCTAACCACTGACCTTGTAGGAAACGAAATTGCTGTACCATCGAGCCATATGATATTACGCACATTCTTGCACAGTGACAATATCAGCTATCAGTGGTTTGCACCAGCTGGTACACGTCGTGGCCTAGTAGATAATGCAACTGCAATTGGTTACCTAGATCCAGATTCTGGATTATTTGTACGCAGCGGTATTAATCAACAGCTTCGTGATAGACTATATGAACTACGCATTAATCCAATTACACTGGCCAGCGGTTCTGGAATTACTGTTTACGGACAGAAGACGCTAGCTCCAAGTATTGGTGGTGGCGGAAGCAGTATGGATCGTATTAACGTTGCTCGTTTAGTCAACTATCTACGTATAGTACTACGTGGTGTTGCTAACCAGTTCTTGTTTGAACCCAATGACAAGATTACACGTGACCAAGTTAAACAATTGGTTGAGAGTGTATTGAACGATTTGATTGCCAAGCGTGGATTGTACGACTACATTGTAGTTTGCGATACCACTAACAACACACCAGATCGTATTTCTCGAAACGAGCTATACGTTGATGTTGCTATTGAGCCAATGAAGGATGTTGAGTTTATCTACATTCCAATCAGACTCAAGAACCCAGGAACAATTTCTGGATCTGCTACATCAAGCACAACAACACAGTAATGTTGCTGCAACAAAAAATAGGCACAGTAATGTGCCTATTTTTTTGGACAAGTTTAATTAAAACTATTGTTAATGGTAGACCGACGCAGGAACAATTTGGACCAAAAAATCATAAATATTTTTATCATATTAGGAGATAATCATGGCAGTAGCCTCATTAACAAGATTTACAGTACCGTTAAATAGTAACCAAAGTGCCAGCGCACAAGGTCTATTAATGCCTAAGCTCCAGTATCGTTTCAGAGTCAGTTTTGAAGGATTTGGTGTTAGCTCTGATAAAGTTGAATTAACAAAACAAGTTGTTTCTTTTAGTCGTCCAACTGTTAGTTTTGCTGACGTTGATGTTCACGTTTACAACAGCATTGTAAGACTAGCTGGTAAGCACACCTGGGGTGATGTTACAACCACACTACGTGATGATGCTGCTGGTAATGTTACACGTTTAATTGGAGAACAACTACAGAAGCAATTTGACTTCATGGAGCAGAGTTCTGCTGCTAGTGGTAGCGATTATAAGTTTATTACTCGTTGCGAAATGCTAGACGGCGGTAATGGCGCCAATGATCCAACAATTCTCGAAACTTGGGAACTATACGGATGCTATATTAAAGAAGCCAATTATCAGGAAGTTAATTATGCCAACAGTGACCCTGTAACAATTCAAATGTCAATGAGATTTGATAATGCTGTACAGACACCTGGCGGTACTGGTATTGGTACATTTATTGGTCGTACAATCGGTCAGAATATTACTCAGTAATATTTGACAACTTTTAAAAAGGGTCCAATCGGGCCCTTTTTTTATGGCATAAATATTTCTAATAGGAACCTATAATGGCAGATTTCATCTCTGGCTTAGTTAATTTTGTTGGTGCTACAATTAGTCAGTCGTTGACTACAGCCAATCTAAAAGATTTTTCACACGCAAACAAATTGTATGTTGGTGATCAATTTAGATTGGTGCCTAAGAATGGGTTTTTGTTTCACGTTTTTATTGATATAAATGGAATCATTGAAGATCCTGCCAATCCTGATGGAATAAGAGAGTTTGGCCTAATGGCCAAAACGGCAGATTTGCCTAGGTTTAGTATAGATACAAAAACTCTGAATACTTACAATAGAGCAACTGTTGTTCAGTCTAAAGTTAAATACGACCCTGTGACGCTGACTTTTCACGACGATAGTTCAAATTTGATTAGAAATTTTTGGATTAACTATTACATAACTTACTACAGAGACAGCGACTACAACCTATCTCAATATTCGTTGCCGTTTAAGTACACAGAACAACAGATTACTGAATTTGGTTTTAGCCCGATGGGAAGCCGGCCTCTTCCTTTTTTAAAGGCTATTAGAATATACAGTTTACACAAAAAACGTTTCAGTGAGTACATTCTTGTAAATCCTATAATTAAATCATTAAAGCACGGTACTCATGACAATCAAACCACTGACTCAATAATGAGTCATGAAATGGTCATTGAGTACGAGTCAGTGCTCTACAGTGACGGGCGTGTCACCTTAGGTGATCCTAAGGGTTTTGCTGAACTGCATTACGACGCTTCAGCAAGTCCGCTGACACCAGGTGGCGGCGGGCCAAGAACAATTTTTGGTCCTGGCGGCTTTTTGGACACTGGTAGAGATATATTAAAAGATTATAATAACGGCGATTATGGAATGGCTCTTTTTAAAGCAGCCAGGGGTATCAAATCAGCCAAGAGCATGAATCTTAAAAATGCCTTTAAACAAGAAATTAACACCGCCGTTACTGGTGCAATCACTGAAAGTATTACTAACCGAAGAATAATGGTTCCTAATCTAATAACAACAGGAGCAATTACTAATGTGCCATTCAGTGGAATTAACGTAAGCACCGGCCTGGCCTTACTAGCTGGTGCACAAATGATTGCATCATCGCGGCCGCCGACACCAATTAATGGCTCAAGTATAAATCCAATTACACAATCATCCAGCGGAAACAATCCTCCGTCAAACTACAATAGATCTTTTCCTCCTCCGCCGCTAGCTGGCCCAGCAATTAATCAGCAGGTGATACAAACTGTTAATAATCAGTCAAATCAAGCAGGTAACAGTAATCAGCAACAGGTTAATCCAACAGGAAGAAAACAACAAATTGATAATAGAATTGCTTTCTTAAATCAACGGCTTGGAGTACTAGCAACTGAAACCACAAATGCAAGTAACCAACAGACTCAGGCTACAACAAATCTTAATGCACTGAATTCTCAGTTAACTCAGGCCAATGCACTGCCTGACAGTACACCAAATAAACAAGAAGTAATTCAACGTATTACTCAAAGTATATCGGTTCAGACTGGAATTATTTCAAGCTCACAGACAATTTATAACAACTCAATACAAGACCAGAATTCAGTCAAAGGAGAAATTCAGGCCCTGAAATCTGAAAGAGATACTTTAACATAAGCTATGCAACAACAACCAAATAATATTAAAGCGGTTAACTTAACACCAAGCCTAACCACCGACGACACTGATTTTTTCTTCAGTAATTACTTTACTCCCACATTTACTGTAAGCCAGAATGTCGATGACGCAATTTTATCATTCTTTGAAAAGATAACTGAAAATAAAGAATCAGCTAAAATATTGGCCAGCTCGGTTATCTATACTAGTTTGGCCAGAGATTTGAATCCAATGGAAATTTTATCAAAGTTTTCCTCTATGGGTGAAAAAGAGTTAAACTCTTATGTCACGGCTTTTTTAAATATCAATCGAATAGGCACCAGCTACTTAGGTATCAATGGAGTACCAAAAGTTGGAAAGTACGTTCAAAGAATGCTTAGGCCATGAGTAAATATGCACAAGGTAAGTATCAGATAAAAAACCCTGACAAATATGTAGGTAGAAAGCAGCCCACATACCGAAGTAGTTGGGAATTTACTTTTTGTGCATTCTGTGACAACAATCCAGCAGTAATTCAGTGGGCCAGCGAGCCTTTTATGATTCCTTATCGTAATCCGTTGACCGGAAAAAATACCATTTATGTGCCCGACTTTATGATGGTCTATATGGATAAAAACCAACAAAAACATGCCGAAGTAGTCGAAGTTAAACCTTTAAAAGAAACTAGTTTTGAAAGTGCCAAGTCTGTCAGAGACAAAGCAGCCGTGGCCCTAAATATTGCAAAATGGACCGCAGCTAAAGCCTTTTGCCAAGCACACGGCTTAAAATTCAGAATAGTCACCGAGCACGATATGTACCACGGGACACGTCGTCGGTAAATATTCTTATGACAAAGAAATTAGAAGAAATCTTTAACTTACCCGAAGCTGACCCGGGGGTGTATGCGGACGCAGACAGTATCAAGGATGCAATTGAAGAAAATGAACAGGTACTGGCTAACGCAAACGATATTATTGATCGTATTGACCAAGCATTACCCCAGGTTCATGATCTAGACAGCGCTGATAAAGAACTAGATGAACTAAGCGAACTTGCTAAACAAAAATTTCAAGATCTTATGGACCTTGGAATGAATGTTGAAGCTAGATTTAGCGGAACTATATTACAAACTGCAGGAGTACTACTAGGTCATGCAATCAGTGCAAAGCAGGCTAAAATTGATAAAAAATTAAGAATGGTTGATCTACAGCTAAAAAAACTTAGGCTTGATCAAACAGCCGCTAGTAAAGACCCAGGAGCTGGTGCTATAGAAGGTCAAGCAACAGTCATTGACAGAAATGAGTTGTTAAACCGTATATTACAACAAAGTAAAGCCGAAAAGTCTGTCAAATAACATAAATACATAATATCAGGATTCCCTATGAAACCCTATACACAATACTTACAAGAAATGAATCGTGTCTACGAGTTTGTAGTCAAGTTAGCTAACTGTGACTACAATTCTGTGGCTGAAGATAAATTAAAATCAGCATTAGATATCTATGCAGTTGAAAACGTAGGCAAAGCTAAAACTTTACCTATACAAGAACACAGCGATTTTCCTGGGCAAGGCCCATGCGAATGCTGTATGCTTGAAGTTGCTGTTCGTTATCCAGTAGTTAGCGATCAGATAGCGCAGGTTATTGCTGAAAAACTTGGCATTCCAAAAAAACAAGTGTTGGTACGCACCAAAGGTGAAGAAGAAATTCGTTCGTCTTTTTATCAACCTAAGAAGGCTAAAGATGGTAGTGTATTAAGTAATCCTGATTTAGACAGTGAATCAGGTGCACAAGGCCTAGTAGGACAAAGTCGTAAAGATAGTTTACTCAAAGAACTTGAATCTCGCAAATATGAATTTGCCTCTAAGGCAGAGAAAACCAAGACAGTAGAAATGCCAACAGGTAATAATATTAGCCCAGTTGGCTCAAAGCAAAATAAAATACCCAGCCCAGTAAAAGGAAAATAAAAATGGATTTTAAATCATTACTAAACAAATTAGATGACATCGGTTCTAAGCAAAACCTTAACGAAGGTTGGGACGACATGATGAAAGCCAGCAAAGAACGTGGCGAAAAAGAAAAGAAAGAAAAAGGCACTGGTAAATTTGATAAGAAAGAAACCAGTACTGGCACAGTCTATACTCGCAAGTCTAGTACATTTGACGATGGTGGCGATGACAAAGACACCAAAAAAGCCAAAGAAAAAGCAAAGAAAGCCAAGGTAAAAGAAGCCGACGAAAAAGTTGATGAAGCTGATGTCGAAGAAGGCAATGAGTTCAGCGGAGCTCGTGATGCTGCCGTTAAAGCCGGTAAGAAAGAATTTGAAGTTGACGGTAAGACATATCCAGTAAAAGAAAGTAAGAAGCCCGACGAAGACGGCGACGGTGTTCCTGATTGGGCAGACAAAAAGCCTGGTGCAGACGATCACAAAGACGACAAAAAAGATAGTGACAAAGAAGACAAAAAAGATAAAAAGAAAAAAGTTGACGAAGCACTAGAAGAATGCTACGACCAGGCAATGGGTCAAGAACAACAGTCAGGAATAAATGTCAGCAGCAGCATGGACACTAAAACTGGCAATCAGAGTTTAACAGTTACTGCACAAGGTTCATCTGCTGACGAGCTAGCTCAACTGTTGAAACTGTCGGGCCTTCTTGGCGGCCAGCAGAGCACTGAAGTAGGAATGGGCGAAGGCGAGTATGCCAATGCACCTAACACTCAAATGCAGAGTATGGATGCTCAATTCCAACAGGGCAACGATATGCATCGTCAAAAGGCCACACATCCTAAGGTTGCCGGTGGAGACAATCCAATGCAGAGAGCTATTTCTGCCATGGAAGCAAAAGCACAGGCAGACCTAGAGTCTTTAGAAAAGAGACTAATGGAGCAACTTGATTCCCTAAAGGTTGTTACTAAAAAGAAATGAAATCTTTCCATGATTACTTGGTTGAAGCCGAACAACGACTCAACCAAGTAAAAGAAAACTCAAATTTGCCAGCTGCCGTAGATAGTACTAGTCCTATACACGGCAGCTCGAATTTTGCAGATTCGGAAAAGTTACAGAGAAAGCCTAAGGATAAAAATGAAACAGTACCGAATCTCGGCGGCCAATTTTCACCAATCGGGGGAACCACATATACCCGACGCACATCTAGATCAGCAGGATCTAGCAGAAATGCAAAGGCTAGCAGGAATTAACACAGGTCCTTCTCTGTCCAAATTAGAAGGCATAAACATCAGCAACACCGGCAATGAAAAAGCCGAGCTAATGCGTAAACACAATATCAAACCTGGCACTCCAGAGTGGTTTCAACTTTGGTTTAGCTTGCCCTATTTGACAGGCGAAAAACCAACTAAATAATTACCGCTAGTACACCCCGGTAAATAAATTGAAATTAGGAGTTTTTCAATGGGTATGTTTTTCGATCAAGCCGGCGGCTGGGACAAATTAAATGTTTCTTGCCTTTCAACTAAATTATTTTTTATTGAGAGTGTAGGACAGTATATATTGGACAGTGACATTCCTGGGCTAATTGCAGAAGCCGGTGTCTATAAAGGTGGCTGTGCTAGATTACTAGCAACAATGTTTCCTGACAGAGAAATTTTATTATTTGATTCATTTGAAGGAATGCAAGAAAACGACCAAGACCCTGCAGGTGGTCATAAAATTGGAGACTTTTCTGATACGAGCTTGGACAGTGTTAAGAACTATCTAATAGATAAACCCAACTGTAGATTTCATCAAGGCTGGTTCCCTGACTCTGCATCTTTTCTCACCGACGAAACGTTTGCACTAGTACATGCAGATATGGATTATTATCAATCAACAGTGGCCTGCATAGAAACATTTTGGCCTAGAATGGTCACTGGTGGTGCAATGATTTTTGATGACTACGAATGGGTTGCTTGCCCTGGAGTCAAAAAAGCTCTTAACGAATATTTCAACGACAATAAAATTAAATATCAAATAGTAATACCTGACAGGTCAGATCAACTTACTCTTGCTTACATTAAACAATGAGCAAATCTCTTGAAAATGCACTGATTAAGAAACCGTACACTGCGATTCAGTTCAGTGATTTTGAACTTGAGGAATTTGTTAAATGTGCAGATCCAGTAACCGGGCCCAAGTACTTTATGAGCCGGTACTTTCATATTCAGCATCCTACCAAAGGACGAATGAATTATGTACCTTTTAGCTATCAAGATCGTTTAATTGACACCTATCATAATTTTAGATTTAGCATCAGCTTGATGCCCAGACAAACTGGCAAAACAACCAGTGCCGCAGGATACTTGTTATGGTATGCTATGTTTAATCCGGATAGTACAATTCTTATTGCTGCACACAAGTATACCGGTGCACAGGAAATTATGCAGCGTATACGATATGCCTATGAGTTGTGTCCTGATTTTATTCGTGCTGGCGCCACAAGCTACAACAAAGGAAGTATTGAGTTTGAAAACGGAAGTAGGATTGTCAGTCAGACAACTACTGAAACAACTGGGCGCGGTATGAGTATTACCTTGCTCTACTGTGACGAGTTTGCATTTGTGCGTCCTACTATTGCTCGTGAATTTTGGACCAGTATTTCCCCAACACTGAGCACCGGTGGTAAGGCTATTATTACCAGTACACCAAACAGCGACGAAGATCAATTTGCTACAATATGGAAACAGGCTAACCGTTGTATTGACGAGTACGGTAATAAAACAGAGCTAGGGGTAAACGGATTTAGAGCATATCGCAGTTATTGGAATGAGCACCCAGACCGTGATGAAACATGGGCCCAAGAAGAAATGGGTCGTATAGGCGAAGAAAGGTTTCGCAGAGAACACGGCTGTCTTTGTGGCTCAACTTTAATTAAAATAAAATATCCAAATGGATCCATTATGGAAGTTGATATAAGTACCCTTAAAAATTTATTAAGTTCGTAATTTTTGACGAAACTTAATAAATAATAATATGAAAAAACATAAACATCATATTATTCCTAGGCATGCTGGCGGAACTGATGATAAATCAAATTTAATTGAGTTAACAATAGAAGAGCATGCCGAAGCGCATCGTCTGTTATATGAACAACACGGTAGATGGCAAGATCGTGTAGCTTGGTTGAGTTTATTGGGTATAATGTCTGACCAAGAAAGAATTTACGAAATTTTAAAAAATTCAAATCCTGGTGGATACAAACACACCGAGGAAACAAAAAAACAACTTTCAGAAATGCGTCAAGGTGACAAAAATCCGATGTTTGGAAAAGTATCCCCTAATAGGGGATCTAAGAGACCGGGTATTGGTGGTCGTAAAAAAGGTACATGCTGGTCCGAATCCGAAAGAGCAAAACAACTCGAAGTCAGATCACAGCCTGGATATTACAATTTTACTCAAGATGCAGAAAGAAATAAAAAGATAAGTGAAAAAACAAAAGGAAGAAAAGGGTCGGCTACAGGAAAAAAATGGTTCAATAACAGTAAAATTGAAACATATTCTTTTGAATGCCCGCCTGGGTTTGCGGCAGGTAGACTGCCCAATCGACAATCCAATAAAAAAGGATTGCTCTGGTACAATAACGGAGTAGAAAATAAACAGTTTAAAGAAAATCAACAATTAGAAGGATTTGTTCGTGGAAGAATTACTAAAAAATAATCTTGGAATACAGGTTTTAACAGATACAGGATGGTCTGATTTTTCTGGGCTCTTATTAAGAGGTAAGAAAAAAACAGTATCTATTCAAACCACAAGCAAACATGTTATATGCACCCTTGACCATAAATTTTTTAAACCAAATTTTGAGTTTGTTGAAGCACGAAAGCTAAAAACAAATCAAAAAATTATGACCATTACTGGTGCAGAAAAAGTGGTATCAATTAAACTGCACGACGAAAGAGAAGTTTACGATTTACTTGAAGTTACAAATAACCATAGATTTTATGCTAACGGTATCTTAGCTAAAAATTGTGAATTTTTGATTTTTGATGAAACACTAATCAGTAGCAGTTGTCTATTAGATCTGGCCAGTAAAGACCCAATTGAAAAGCAAGGGCAGGTGCGCTGGTATAAACGTCCTAAAAAAGGAAATACTTATCTAATTGCCCTAGACCCAAGCCTTGGTACCGGTGGCGACAGTGCAGCAATTCAGATATTAGAATTACCCGGTTGCGAACAAATTGGCGAATGGCAGCACAATCGAACAATTATTCAAGGACAAATTCGTGTGCTACAACAGATATGTGCTCACGTATACGAACAGACTGGGTCAGAAAACGATATCTATTATAGTGTAGAAAACAATACACTGGGTGAAGCTGCACTTGTGGCTATTAATGAGCTAGGAGAAGAAAGTATACGAGGTATATTTTTAAACGAACCGTCAAAGGCAGGGCAGGCCAGGAGACACCGTAAAGGATTTACAACTACAAATAAGAGTAAATTAGCTGCCTGTGCAAAACTAAAAACCATGATTGAATATAAAAAAATGATTGTTAATAGTTCTAATCTGCTCAGTGAATTAAAAAACTTTGTAGCATCAGGCGGTAGTTTTGCAGCAAAAGTAGGCGAAACGGATGATTTAGTTATGTCGCTGTTGTTGGCTATCAGAATGATACAGGTACTGCAAAACTATGATCAAGAGCTGGATAACCGTCTACGCGGTGATGATGTCGACTTTATTGAGCCCATGCCCTTTATCATGATGAGCTAAATATATTATTAGATCCAGGGTTAACCTATGAAGAATATTGAAAGAATTGCTGAAGAATTATTTGATAAAATACGCAGTCGTTTTGAGCATGTGGTTCTCGGTGACGAAGAAACCAATGAAACAGACGACCCCGAAAAAGCTAAGTTTTTCAATTTTGATTATGTAAGCAATACGGGCGTAAACTACGGAAATATAACTTTAAGTTTGATTGATGAAGATGGTTTAAAAATTTATTTTAGTAAAAACCTTAGCGACAAATTAGAAGAAACACCTGAAGATCAAAAAGAATGGTATGATTTTCTTAAAGGACTAAGATTTTTTGCCAAACGTAATCTGTTAAAATTTGATACCAGAGATATAAGTCGTAGTAACCTTACAGTAAGAGATTTAAAACAAGTTAGTAAAAGTACTTCGGCCTATACCACTGCTGATACTCCATCGGCAGTAACCGAAGGTAGACTAACAGGCACCAGTCGTATAAGTACACAAAATTTTGGCCCTTCAAAATTGATTATTCATCATAGCGAAGCAGTCAACGAAGAAATACCGGGTGCAAGAAGCCGCAAGATAGATCGTATGTATGTTGAAACAGATCAAGGCGAGCGTTTCTTAATGCCGTTTAAAAAATTAAGTGCTGGCCGTGCTATGGCTGAACATATATCTCATGGTGGATATATGCACGATGCTGCGGGAAAACATATTGTTGGCATGGTTGAAGAAATGAATAGTCTGGCTTTCTTTGTAAGAAATACCAAACATAGAATGTTCGAAGATTCAGAGACACAGGCCATGGTTGAAGCTGCGGTAGAGCGTTACCAAGAATTAAGACATAATCTCAAGCGTATGAGTGGCCCTAGAGGCTACGAGTCATTTGCTGAAAATTTTAGTCCTGACATGCCAGTAGAAGAAGAATTTGATATTGATGCATTAAAAGAGCGTTTTGTTAAAAAGATGCTTGATGATCGCATTGCACAGGCACTGCCCTATGTACACAGAGCCTATCAGAATCGACAGGCAGTTGCCGACGATCGTTACTTTCGAGAGTTCGACGAGTGGGCCGACGATGTAGCTGAAAACAAGGTATTAGAGGATGTTGATGTAGAAGGCCTGGCTAGTATTATGCAAAAGCCAATTGAGGCCGGAGTTGATGGTATTGATGCAATTAATGTAATCAAGGACTTTGTTCCATCGGATGACGATTTGTTCTCCGCTATTACTAATTTAAGTAGAGAAATGGGTGCAGAAGCAGATGCAAGGTCTGTGGTTAATCAATGGTTAACCGACAACGGTCATCCATCTTTATATGTTCCAGAACCCGACTCGGCACCGCCAACACCTCCTGCACCGCCTGCTGAAGTCAAACCAAAAGAACCTGAAAAGGCAACGCTGGAACACATACGGCGATTAGCAGGACTATAAAAATTGGGCTACATGCCCAATTTTTTTTACCATTTACATTGACGCAGATAAAATATTCTTATAACATACACACTGTATGTGCTAAATACATATGTTACATATCAAAGTTGATATGTATCTAGGACTAAACTAAGACCATCTTAAGGAGAAATCATCATGGCAACTACACTAGCAGAAATTCGTGCAAAACTACAAGCGGCTGAGAATCGCAGCCAAGGTTCTGGAAATAACGAACCAAATTCCATTTATGCACATTGGAACATTCAAGAGGGTAATACTGCCCGAATTCGATTCCTACCAGATCTTGATAAAAAGAATAGCTTTTTCTGGGTTGAGCGTAATCTAATTAAACTCCCCTTTGCCGGAGTCGAAGGGCAAGCTGACAGCAGGCCTGTTATTGTTCAGGTTCCCTGTATGGAGATGTATGGTAAGGATACTCCTTGCCCAATTCTAACCGAAGTTCGCACCTGGTTTAAAGATCCAGCCCTTGAGGATATGGGTCGTAAGTACTGGAAAAAGAAATCTTATCTATTTCAAGGCTTTGTGCGTGAAAACCCATTGGCTGACGACAAAGCGCCCGAGAATCCAATTCGACGCTTTATTATCAGTCCTCAAATTTATAATTTGATTAAGAACGCTCTAATGGATCCCGAGTTGGAAAGTCTTCCAACAGACTATGAAGCTGGTCTTGATTTTAACGTTAAAAAGACCAGCAAGGGTGGCTATGCTGACTATAGCACCAGCAGCTGGGCTCGCAAAGAAAGCGCCTTAAGTAGTGTTGAATTGGCCGCCATTGAACAATACGGCCTATTTGATCTGTCAAGCTTCTTGCCTAAGAAACCCGGTGAAGTTGAACTCAAGGTCATTAAGGAAATGTTTGAGGCCAGCGTTAACGGTAAAGAATACGACCCTGACCGTTGGGGACAGTACTACAAACCCAGCGGAATGAATTTCAGTGATGCCGAAACAGATGTTGGAACTACTGCTCCAGTAGCTAAACCCGTTGCGGCTGCTCCTGTTAAAGCAGAAACTCCTCCATGGGAAGATGACGCTGCTGAAGCAGCCGACTCTGTGGTTGTTCCGCCAGCATCATCTAAGCCATCGGGTCAACGTGCCGATGAAATTTTGGCAATGATCCGTAGCCGTCAGAAGTAAACTTATAACTCAGGCCAGGTAACAATCTTTTTGATCGTTATCGGCCTGAGTTTCTTTTCGAGGAGTATTCAATGGGAAAACCATTTGACCTATCAAAATTTAGAAAATCTATTACAAAAAGTATCGAAGGCGTCAGCATCGGATTTAACGATCCTACTGACTGGATTTCGACAAACAACTACGCACTCAATTATCTTATCAGTGGTGACTTTAATAAAGGCATTCCTCTGGGTAAGGTAACTGTATTTGCCGGTGAATCAGGAGCAGGCAAATCATTTATTTGTTCTGGTAATCTTATTAAAAATGCACAGGCACAGGGCATCTACCCTATCCTTATTGACACAGAAAACGCTCTAGACGAAGCCTGGCTACATGCCTTGGGAGTCAACACTTCGGAAGATAAGCTACTCAAGCTAAACATGGCCATGATTGACGATGTGGCCAAGATGATTTCAGAGTTTGTCAAGGAATATAAAACTCTACCCGAAGAAGGACGTCCAAAAGTCTTGTTTGTGCTGGACAGCCTGGGCATGTTGTTGACACCAACAGATGTTAACCAATTCGAAGCCGGTGACCTTAAAGGTGACATGGGTCGTAAACCTAAAGCACTTACTGCATTGGTTCGTAACTGTGTTAATATGTTCGGTGACCTTAACTTGGGTCTGGTTGCAACCAATCATACCTACGCAAGTCAGGACATGTTTGACCCTGACGATAAGATTTCTGGTGGACAGGGTTTTATCTATGCATCAAGTATTGTTGTTGCTATGCGTAAACTTAAACTCAAAGAGGACGAAGACGGCAACAAAATTTCAGAAGTCAAAGGTATTCGTGCCGCATGTAAGATCATGAAGACACGCTATGCTAAACCGTTTGAATCAGTGCAGGTCAAGATCCCTTACGAAACTGGCATGAACCCTTACAGCGGTCTAGTAGACATGTTTGAAGGCAAAGGTTTGTTGGCCAAGGAAGGCAACAGTCTTAAATATACACTTGCAGATGGTACAGTCATTAAGCAATTCCGTAAAGCCTGGGAGCGCAATGAGGGCGGTAGCTTGGATCAAGTCATGGCCGATTTTGCAGCCAACCCGCACCGTAATGAATCTGTTGCTGTCCAACTAGAAGAGGAAATTTCAGAATGAGTGTAGAAGTTGATGTTCTAAGTGAAATTTATACAATACTAAAACAGTATATTCCGCAAAAAGATCGTCAAGAAGCAGCAGACAGCCTTATGAGTGTCATGGTGGATCTACTCAGTGATGACGAACTTAAAGTGTTCAGTGGTACAGACTCAAGTCTAGCAAGATCATATAAAGAATATGCTGCTGATCTTGATGAGGACAGCGACGAATACTACAACGACGAGTAGATAAATGTGGTATAATCGAGTAGTCGATGACATTGCAAACATACCAGACTTTATAAGTTATTACGAAACTGAGCTAGATACAGCAAAAAAAGAATGTCGTATTACTGGGCAAGTTGAAAAAAGTATATCACTGTTGCCCGGTATTACTGAACATAGATTTAATCAGCTTCAAGAAATTGAAGCTGTGTTAAATTATTTGAACATTCAGTTGCGTAAAATTCGTCGTCGACATTTTCAAAAATATCTTGAAGGCTATAATCGAGCCTTGACCAGTCGCGATGCCGAAAAGTATGTTGATGGTGAAGATGAAGTGATTGATTATGAAACTATAATTAACAGCGTGGCTCTGGTAAGGAATAAGTATCTAGGTATACTTAAAGGCTTAGAAACCAAAGCATTTCAGTTAAATAATATAACACGATTGCGTGTAGCTGGAATGGAAGATATTACAATTTAATCTTACGTGACAGCACAACAAATTAAAGCTCAGGATTTATTGTTAGAGTGGCACAGACTTCGTTCTAGCGGAGTCTGTGCTTTTATTTTGGATATACAAGAACGTAAAGATCGACTAGAAAATTTAGCAGCATTGTTAAGTGCCGAAATGTATTGTTCGTCGGCGGATAATCTTGAATTAATTTGTTCTCGTTTTGAAAAAGAGCTTGACAATCTTAGGCAAAAAGTTTTTGTTGATCTTATTGCCGGACTTCAAACTACTAAATAATGTATGAGAGACTTAATCAACATCATTGTATTAAATGAAAGCCGCGGTCTTGGTGCTAGACGTGCCGGCGAAGAATTTGTTAGTAATACCAATCCTGAAGATAAGATTTTTGTCAACAGTGTAAACTTTTATCCTCAAGATCGTATGCAGTACGGCAGCTACGAAGAAATGTCTGCTGAATTAAAAGAGTTGGTCAATATTCCTAATGCCTATGTTGACCTAGTGGGAAATTTTGGTCCAAAAGATTTGGCTTTTGGTATTGCAATCTTTGATAGGCCCGACGGATCTAAACTGGCTTTTGTTAAACCTTACAAGATGGTCAAACCAGATCCTACACAAAATGATTGGAATAATCAAACTGGTATTCCGGGTTACAGATATAACAGCAGAGCAGCGGCAAAGACACAGGCTGGCATGACTCCGCAAGATATTTTAACCAATGGTAATGAATTAAGTCCAGCTGATATTGTTCAGCAAATTACAGAAAAATTTGGACAAGAAAGTCCTCTTACTAATTTAGCAAAGGCCATGGCCGCTGGACAAAAGTTGCCAATTTCTATACCAGCTGATCCATCTTTGGGATTTACTGCCTTTAGAGATTACTTTTGCGAATTACTACATCCAATTGCACTGCATACTGGCAATTACACTGGCAACGCCGGCGATGCTGCCAAAAGATTTTTAGGTGTTGGTGGATTTGCAAATACTACAATTAATTTTGGCACAGACAAAACTGAAGGCCTGAGCGACAGTATTCTTATTGCACCCGATGGTAAAAAAATTAAAGTCAGCAGTAAAGGTGCCAAGGGCGCTGAAGCTAGTTCTAAAAACATTGTCGATGCTGCCGAAGAATTAAAAGATTCAAATCCTGAACTGTTAAAAAAACACG